CCCGGTATCACACTCGTAGTGCTTCCCCGCAGAAGGGACACCACCACACATCGAAACGATGTTGCGGTATGCACGAGCTCCTAACAACGTAGTTGCTAGGAGCGCGTCGTCGCCACATATCGAAAAGCGATGACGGTGTCTCTCCGACGGTTTCGAAGTGCGCTTCACTTCGTCCAGCCAATAAAGGTGGATGAGAGAAAGAAGGCACCAAGAAGTCGGAAGCCCCATGAGCGTGCCTCTTGAAGAACGGATAGTCCCATCTGAGTACTCGAGGTCCTGAGGCCCTGAAAGGGTCCGGAGGATCTTGATCTCCAGAGGAGATAGCTTTCCCGATTTCGCGAGGCCATCAACCACAGCAGTCAGTAGGTCGAAGGGGAGCAAATCCGTAGCTCTCGTGAGGTCAGTTGAGACGCAAGTCTCAGAAAACCCTCCCAAGAAGCGTTCGAAAAGCTCCTCATCCTTCGCTCCTACAAGCGGTTGATGTGTGCCGGGGGTGGCTCGCAGCCCTTTTAAGAGCCGTTTCCTAACAGCGTGGCCCAGAATCTGGCACCAAGCTGGGCCGACTGAAACGACACGTGTCTTGAGCCCCCTCTCAGACAGACAGGTAACTCTGTGCCGTGGAACTTCCGTTTCACTCATCTGCCGTAAGGCGTGCTGAACGAACCGTAATTCCAAAGCAGCTTGAGCACCCGTCTGATCCAGGGGTATCTCGATTGGAAGATCATCGTACGCATGCCCAGAAAGCAAGTGCCGTAAAGCACCTCCTTTCCCAGCGGAGCGTTCGTAGCAAGAAGAAGTGGAAGGCCAACTTGGTTCCCCTAGGGGAGCCTTCGCCGCGACCATCTTCTTCTTTGCCCATCTCTCAACGAAATCCCTGCACCGATCGAGGACCTCAGGATCAGTGACGAAAACCGAAGTTAAGTCTTCCTTATGCTGTTTCAATGCAGCGTGCACGCTCTCGCGGGGTGCTGGAGGGAGCGCGCGGCCAATATAAGAGAGCTGCGCATCGAGTCTTGAGCCGGATCCTAGGATCCACTTGGAACGATACACAGCAGACCTTTTCTTGAGTTCCGCCGCATCCCCTCGCTGTACGTCGAACCAGATGGGATTGGACTTAGCCGTTTCCTTACTCTGACCCGCCGCCGCGAACGCCGATAAGACCACTCCCTCCAAGAGGTGGATGCGTTCCACAAGCTTTCTATCTCCGTTACTCCGGGG